TTTGAATAGCATCACCTCCGGCATCAGATCCGTTTACGGTATAGACGTAGTTTAAGAATTGACTATATCGAGCTTTGTTTGTTGTTGACGTGAGTGTTCGTACAGAAGTCCATGTTGTACCGTTCCAACTTGAAATATTATTACCTACTTGAGCAAGTAGCCGTCTGTCAGCAGAAGCATTTTTAAGAAACTTTCCAAAAGAAAGAATCGGTCCAGCAAGTGCCGTAGCAAAAGTTGTAATACCTTTTCTTGAAGTCCATGCACCGATACGATCAAACACGACATTTACCGCTGTTTCAACTGCTTGTTCAGGTGCAACGGTATCGTTCATTTGAGCGGAACGGATAATGCCTTCCACTGGATACGGTAATTTAATGTTGTTTGTTGATTTTGCCATATTATGCTCGTATGAATAATACATTACTATTATCTGCTAATTGTGCGAACTCTATCCATTTTTTCTTATTGTGCTCCCATGACATTTCACCCATAAAAAGCAACGCTTCTTTGAAGTTTGCATTTACAATAATTGCGTTCATACACAACTCTCTTGCATAATCTCCCTGTTGTAAGAACCAAGCACATCGTGCTGCCATAAGGAAACCGTCTGCTTTTTCAGGTGCCCATGTTGCTGTTTTGAGGTATATCTCATACCAATCAAGTGCCGTTTTATAGTCTTTTCGGTACCAGTACTCGCGGGCGAGGTAGTACTTTTCTCTTGAACAAGTAGGTGTTTCGTTTACCACTTTAGTAAGGATGCGGAGGGCGCGGTCTGGGTCTTTTTTATGCGCGTCAGAATATCCATACTCAATAGTAATATTGTGTTCGTTATTTTGGTCGTTACTCAAACAATTATGAATTGCCCCTTTCCAATAGTTTTCAGGACAGTTTTTAAATAGACGAGGTTGTCGGTGTGTTTGGTTTGAGTTTTTTGCTTTGACATTACAACGAATAGTGATGAATCCATTTTTTTCTGATTCTTCGATTGCTTTATACAATTCTTCAACAGGAGTAAGTAGTGTCTCATCAGCATCAACAATCAGAATCCAATCGCCTGTACATTTTGCAAGTACATGATTTCTTGCTTCCGCGAAATTATCATTCCATATGTAATCGGTAAAAACCTTGTCGGTGTATTGTTTTACAATTTCTATCGTATTATCTTCAGACCCTGTATCACAAATAACAATTTCATCGATTCCTTTTACAGACTCGAGGCATTGACCGATATGATTTGCTTCGTTTTTTACGATTGATGATAATGAAATTTTCATGATATTAAGTGCTTATCGCTACTCACCATATAGATGAGTAGAGTAAGCATTTATTATGCTCCAGTAGGACCTGTTGCTCCAGTAGGACCAGTAGGACCAGTAGGACCAGTTGCTCCTGTAGGACCAGTTCCAGAAGGACCTGTTGGACCAGTAGCACCATCTGCAAACAAACCAAAGTTTGGTGATGCTGTAGTTCCATCGTTCTTGTATTGCACGCCTGTTGCGATATCAAGAAGTTGACATCCTTCTGCAAACAAACCAACGATTGCTTCAACTGTTGCAAGTGAGTCAACATCTGAATTAAATGTTGCGTCTGTAAGAGTTTGAGTCAAACCGTTTGTTTCGTATGTTGCACTTACTCCATCGAGTGAAGTTGCTTGTGGGTAAATTTTAGCCATATATATGTGTAAAATTAAATTTCTAATAATAAAACATTTTTTCATTTATTTACTGACTAAACAAATGAACCAATGTTTTCTTTTTTCCTGATTTAAGTTTCTTGTCTGATAATATTTCTTTAACTGAAAGACCTCTATACATTCTATGATACAAAACTTTTCTTTCTATTTTTAATTCTTTTGACCATTCATGTAAAGTTTTTCCTTCTATTTTAACAGTATTTGTCCTGTTATATTGTTGTTCTTTTCTTGTTGCCCATCTACAATTTTTAAAAGAATACCCTTTATTATTGTTTATTCTATCAAGAGATGTATTTTTACCATCTTTACCATGTTTTTCTAAATGTTCTAAGTAAGAATCCCACATATCTATGAAAAAATAAGCAAATGTTTCCCATCTCTTGCAAACTTTTATACCTCTTAAGAAATAATTTTTGTAATAACTTTTATTTTTATTATCTTTACATCTCTCTTTCATATCATCCCAAGCTGTTACAAATTTATTTTCAATAGAAGTACCTCTACTGGCAGGAAGCCATTCAAGTCCATGTTTTTTAGCATAATTTTTTCTCATAGTTTCACCTATTTTTTTTGATGTTACTTTATTCATATTATGAAGTGACTATTACAGTGTCTTGGCCGCTGTATAGGTTTGAAAACAGTGATTCCACTAATTCATAAAACTTTACAAGGTCAGGATCCGACGTTGGTAACGTGATATCCTTGCGGTATTTGATCGCCCACCGCAAGTAGGGCTTATAGAGTTCACGATAATGTTCGGGGAGTTCGTCGTACAAATTAGTTACTTTAACCAGTTTTTTGTAGTAGTCAAGGTATAGATTATTTCCCTGCATTGAATCTGGAATAAGTGAGGTAAAGTACATTCTGTTTTCAAACACCGTGTAGTACATCGGTTGAGATAGTGAAGCTCTTGACCAAATTTGTGCATCAACGGGGATTGCTCGAGTAACACCGGTAACACCAGTAAGTTGATTCGTCGTATAATCAAGACCTGTATATTCTATTTCCATAACAGTTTGCGTATACAAATCAGTTGCAACTTGAGCCGAACCTCCTTGTGGGAAGAAATCTCCAACACTATCAAGGGTAATGGTTGTCGCTCCAATGTTTGCAAGCGTTTGACAAATACCACCCGTTGAATAAAATCCCATTTGATTCCATGAACGCTTGTCAATTTTTAACAAATTATACGGAGACATAATGTTATTTGTAAGGAATCGTGCCGCGAGAACGGATCTATCTGTTTCATTGAAATCAATGTCATCAGGAAGTGGGACATAATTTCTCCCCGCTAGAACTTTAATCTTATGATCAAATTCCTGTCTCCACGCATGGCGAATGCCGTAGAGTTTTGATTCCGTATACTCCCGGGCGTCATTGAGCACTTCAATGAGAAATTCAGGAGTGATACTTTTATCATTTTCGCTGATACCAAACATGGTTGTTACTGATTTAAGGAGCACCCCAACTGAATTTGTTGGATATGCAAGAACACTGATTGGTTCTGAAAAATCTGAAACTTCTGATGTAATACTATTTTTCCATTGAACTTTATAGTAATCAGTTGTAAGTCCAGTTGAATCATCAATAATAGTATTTAATTGAGTTGCTTGTATTGTTCTTGATGTTCCTAAAATAGTATACGTTCCACCAATAGTTGATGACTTAAAAATATTTATCTGATCCCATTTTACTTGTTGTATTTTTTCACCGCGATTATGTTGTTGAGTTGTCGCCGATGTTGTAAATGATGTGTTTGAATGAGATGCTGACGTTACAAATTCTGCATTTTCTGCCCCGAATGTAGAAAGAAGAAGGAGTATTGTTGATCCAGAAGTAAAATCATTACCATTGTCAACAGGTATCGCTGTTACACCAGTCGCAGTTGTTGTTGTGGTGTAGGTAAAAGCCCGAGAATCTAATTGATTCGGTATCTTTATGGTGTTTCCTATGTTATGTTTGATTTCTATTTGTGGATACATTGGTTTAATTATACAACTAAATGAGTAATGTGTATATGTGGATTAGTTTGCTAAAAAGGCGTATAAAATAGTACCAGTGGCTGTTCCACTGTCTATCCAATTAGTTCCATTATAAGTGATTCTATACCCAGTATTTGTCCCAGCTGCTACATCAGTAGTTACGGTATAAATAGTATTTACAGTGAGACCCAACAATGTGGCAATTCTAGCGGCATTCGTTGCATTTGAACCTGCCATAGCACAGACAACTCCTCTATACGGTCCACCTACAGATATATTATTATTGAATCCAAAATAGAGTTTTCCGACTTTAAAATACCCTATTTCTAATGTCCCAGGACCTCCTAAACTGAATGAATCAGTAACAAATCCTGTTGTAATCTGACTTGGATCTGTTGGACCTTGGTCTATGACATATTGTTTTGATGATAGATTGTTCATATTAGAATTTTGTTATTGCTTGTATTTTGCACGCTGAACCTTTTACAGCAGAATTTGATTCTGTACTATACCCATATATTATACCTAATGCGCTAGAGTTTTGTGTGAATACTGAAAATCCTCTTCCTGTAGCACTATCATTTGAATACGCACCTGGTGTCAATATCCTTGTTATAGAATCAGTTGAAGCACCTCCAGCAAGTGCGTATTTGTTTATCACAATTGATGGACCAGTACTATCAGTTGTATACACATTTGTACCATCACAGGCAACTCCATATACATCATATCCAACACCCGATCCTGTGTATGTTACTACTGTTCCACCTGTTGCTGTTGTTCCTGATATTGTATAAGGTACAAACTCATCAGTAGTTGTATTTTTTACATACACATCTGTTCCATCGGAGAAAGCAGAATTACCTCCATTACCCCACCCTGTACCAGCTATGGTTATTGATGTTACGTTTGCCAAATCAGCAATATCGTATCTTCTCATTTGGTTAATGTTATTATCAGCATACATAAAATAAATATATGTGTCTGTTATAGCAACTTTAGGATTTTGTATAGATACTCCACCTACTAATGTAGTTATATGTGTTGCTATCCATTGACCTGATGCTGTTTCTTTTTCAAATCTAATTAAAGTTTCTGTTTCTGGTGGGGTTGTTTGATAAAAACCTACACCAATTGTTCCGTCTACATTACTTGTAAATTTAAATGTTGATGCTGTTTGTGTTGTTGTTCCACTGTAATAAGGAAAATCTTGCGCTGGGATAGAGCTACCTGCTACTGGCGTACTTTGCTGTTCTTGAGGACGATATTTATGAATGTTACAAAGTCCTGATGAAGCATCAATAACTGTACCTAGGGGGAATGAGACTGTACCAGGTACGTTTGCGATTGCTGGGTCAGTAAGAGTGAGTGCACCTGCAACTGAATCTGAAAGGAATAGGTTATCTCCTGCAACTGCACCGCCTGGTAGTACTGATATAACTGCGAATCCTTCCGTTGTAAGGACAAAAGTATTTACTGTTGGTACTGATGTTACGATACCGATAGCATCTGCATTTGTTACAACATCTGCTTCTGCAAGGTCAAATTCACCATCTACACCAGATGATTTTAGAACATCACCAATAGAGAATCCGTGTGCTGTTTGAGTGATTGTTTTTTGTACTACTTCACCAGATCCACCACCTGGTCCTGTTGGACCTTGAGGTCCAGTAGGACCTGTTGGACCAATTCCTGTAGCGCCTGTAGCGCCTGTTGCACCAGTAGCGCCTGTTGCACCAGTTGCACCAGTAGCTCCTGACCCTGGACCTGTTGGACCTTGAGGTCCAGTAGGACCTGTTGGACCTGTTGGACCAGTCCCTGATGGACCTGTTGCTCCTGTTGGTCCTGTAGCACCAGTACCACCAGCTTTTGGAACCCACTCCGCATCTGTTTCGGTACCATTTACTGCAAGAACTTTTCCTGCGTTATTTCTGAAATCCGGATACTCCGTTCGTGTTGACATATAATTATTATATATTATTTTATTAAAAGTTTATACGACTTTTTCCCCATAAACGCCTCAAAGGCTTTTACAGTATTTTGAGAATTTGTAACGTCAATCTGACCGTCACCGTTTATATCTTTTGGACTTACTCCTAGAAGAATACAACCTTGAATCTGTTTATATGTGTTACCGACATGTTGGCGTATTCCTGTACGATTTGGTACTTTCTGAATTTCATATGTATACTTTTTGAATTTCCAAGAGAATGTATATTTCACGTCGTACAATCCTTTTGGAATACATGAGATATTTGATTGGTTGTTTTTCCAAGATAACTCTAAAACATCACAAGAAAATATTGCACCACCTTTTTTAGCAACAAGTTTACCAATAGTTTGTACACCGTTATCTTTACCACGAGTGATAACTACGTCAGGTTCTACGGTTTCTGTACCTTTATATTTTTTCCAATCTTCGAGGAGTGAAATCATAAGGTATTGATACCATTGATATGGTTGTTTCTGTGAGAACGCAGGATTCTCATGTTGGTAGTGAACTTTATCTAGCCCACCTTTACCAAGTAAGAAATACATCGCATGTACTATCTCGTGAAGTAAGAACATAGCACAGACTTGTGGGTCATTTCCGTACCAATATTCTGGCATTTGAATGATTGTACTGTTTCCAAGCTTCCACGGATTCTGTACTGGATTAGTAGGCTTTGGATTCATCTTTGAGTTGTCGTAGATGAGACAAGTTATGTCTGCCTTTTCATCTATAAGCATGACCATATCGCCAGGGTTTACCATGTAGCCACTAGATGCACCGTTGTTTGTTGATGCAGAATTGTCAAAAGGCATACTTGTGAAAGTCGCCTTTGTTTCTTTAATTACAAACTCTAAAGGAAGAATATCCTTTGTCCATTCTTTGACAATGTTTGTTGCCTCTAGAATAGCGTTTTTATTCTTTACGTTTGAAGTGTATAGTGTGATTTTCATTTTTCTAATTTACCCTCTATTCTACTAATGCGTTCACCATGGTCTGCTTGTTTTGAAATAAGAGTGTCAATTTTCTCGTCCATTTTATCAAGTGTTTTTACAATCTGAGGTATCTCATGCAATGAGTGATTTGTTTGAAACGTGATGATATAATCTTGTTTTTCTTTTATATCTTGATATGATTCTTCTATATTTTTTAAGTGTTTTTTTATTTCAGGATATTTCTCATCTTGCACATCTGATATTTTCTTTTGTCTTTTGAAAAACGGAATATATGGTGCGAGCTTGTCTATGTTAGGCACAACAAGAACTAACGCTACAATTAAAATAATCGTTGCGTTAGGTGTTGGATTTTTTAGAAAAGTCCAAAATGATTCCATAAGCCTAGTTTCCTGAACTGTTACTTACTGAACCTTTACGAACTGCTTTCATTTGTTCTTCGTCAAGTTCAATTACTTCTCCGTTTATAATTGCGATACCTTTACCTTCCCAATCCTTGATGTGTTTACCGAGGATATATTCGTGTGGGTCGCCTGAATGTTCTACTTTGTTTTTTTCTTCTAGTACGTTTTCTGGTGTCATGTTTTTTTCTTCCATAAAATTATCTT